GAAACTGGTCGGGGTTACGACCATACGTGCTCTAGGAAGTGGGGTGTCAAACCCGTATCCTAACATTAATACAAAAGAAAGATACTCTAGATTCCCACCAGGGGTTGTCCGGGAGTATAAACTGGGTAAAGATCTGGGTGGGAGTGAACCCATGAAAAGCCCGGGGGTTGAGCCCCCGGTGCAAGCAGTACCTGTGCCCCGGAAGGGGTAATCGATCACCCGGCTCCTGAAAAGGCGGCGGCTTGAGGATCACGATGCACGGTGAGCTACACTAGGTGAAAGTCCTTTAAACAGGGCCTAACCCGGGCTTTAAAACACAGTGGGAATGGTGCCCCTCCACTTAAAACAATGCGCACCAGCCCAATTCCGACGATGCACACCCGGAATTTCAACACAGACTTACGTGCCGTTCGCCGCGAGAAGGCCTTCTTTGTTGATCTCCAGGGATCCTCAAAGGCTTCGCGGGCTTGGGGCCCTAAAACCCCCTCGAGAGAGGTTAAGTCCGGTACGATTGACCCCGGTCGTGCCGCACGGAAACGTGAAATTAGGAAAGACAAAGGGAACAGGTTTGCTGTATTAGCTGATACAGTCGATCTTGAGGATATGCCCTGTAGATTATCCTCAAAACTGGTCAATAAAGCTAGACGGATTGTTAAGCTTCTTGCCGTCGACTGTGACTTGGTAGCGGTCCGGCCGCTCCCGCAGGAAATTTTGTGCGGATCTCTCCGACGTGCAATAAGGAGCATTTACCCTCCTGAGCTAACCTTGGCTCAGGAGTTGTCCATAAAGACGTCGCAAAAATGCGAGCGAAATGTCTGCGCACCTTGTGAAGCCCGACAAGGTGACGTGGTGGGCAAGTGGATGGAGAGGCGGCTCCAACCGGCCGATGTTGGGGAACCGGACCTGCAAAGGTTTGGAGTAGCCTTCGGAGGCAACGTTCCGCGCGGTTGGAATTTACGCAAGACTGCGTATGTCCCGAACGGACATGCGTGTCTAGGTGTGTCGAGGTGTCATGGGGGCAACTGGAACCGGGATTCGTACTCCGAAGAGTGCGAAGTTCAGATGGTTCTGTCGTCGGGGAAGCCGCGGACTGTAACGTTGTATTCGGAACACAACGTCAGAGTCTTGACTCCCCTTCACAACTCCCTTTACACCTTCTTGCGTAAAAAGGATTGGCTGTTGACCGGTGCACCTACCGGCGACCGCCTCCGGCAGTCGTTTTCCGAAATGACAGGACGTGAGTGGCTAAGTTTCGACTACGAATCGGCCACTGACAATATTAAAACCGCGTACGTACGCCGGGCGGTTGAAATCTTAATTGAAAAGGCCGAGGATTTGTCGGAAGATGAGAAGCG